CAGCCTGAACGTAACTGATAATGGGGATCTGACGTGTCCCAAATGATGCGGGAATGATGTTAGAAATTTCTTCTTTACCGTAAAGAATGAAAGCCTCAGAAACACCGAAAAAAGCCGCCAAATTACTCAAAGACTTCCCACCCGGTTCATTCAGGTCACGTTCCCAGTAGCCAATAGTCACATCACTAACACCTAACGCCTTTGCGACCTGAGCTTGAGTCAGTTTCCTGTCTTTACGAAGGTTTTTTATCCGCTGCCCTTGGGTAAGCATTTTCCATCCTCTTAATGAACCTAAGTTATTTTAGTTTTTATTGATCAAAATAAAATTAAATAATACTATCTAAATTAATTTAGAAACCGGAGGTGTTATGACAACGAGTGACCTTGAAAAATATTTTGGCGAACCCGGTAAAGTCGCTGAGTTTTTTGGGATATCCCCTGAAGCATTTTATTTGTGGAGAAAGCGCCCTGGCCAACTGATCCCAAAAGGCCGAGCTGCCGAGGCTGCATATAGAACCAAAGGTGAACTGAAATACGACCCAACACTTTACAAAAAGGCTATCACCAGTGGCGAACAACCATAACTACCAAAGGGAAAACAACATGGTAGACCTGAAATCAGTAGTTAAAACGATGTGCAAAGCCTATCCCGGCGGTCGGTCTGCTATGGCTGGCGCTCTGGGCATGACTGAAACGCAGTTCAACAACAATTTGTACGAAAAGAACGGCTGCCGGTTCTTCGAAATTGCCGAGCTGGAAGCGATGGAAGACATCAGCAGCACCAATCACCTGGCGGATTACTTCGCCCAGCGGCGCGGTGGCTTTTTCGTTGAAATCCCAAATCGCGATGAGCTGGACCACGTTGACCTGTTTATTAAGGGCGTAAAGGTGGCGGCAAAGAGCGGGAAGGTGGATCAGCAAATCAACACGTCTATTGCAGATGACGGCGTGATTGATCAGAACGAGAAGGCCGAGATTATGGCGCTGCATTTCAAGCATTTATCTGCGCGCGATGAGTATGTGAAGTCAGTTGTGGCTTTGCATGAAAGGGTTGACGCCTCAGGAGTGCAGTCCCGAGGCGTCGGCGCATTAAAAACGTGTGTGGAGTAATTAACGCATGAACAGTTTACTCATAAAAGCTGGCGTCCCGCAAATGCGCTGCAAAGCGACTGGCGGCAACAAACAAGCTTTGTCGTACGAAGTGATGGTATCGGGCCACTGGGTACCGTGCAACTACCAGATCGTCCGGTGGTGGGTAGGTTACGTCAGGGTGAGAAGCCGGAAGGTGACTGCATGTCTGAAGAAATCCAAACGCTGGACAGGCACTACAAAGATTGGCGGGGCGTTGTGGTACACGTCGTGGGCTTCGACAGAGCAGGGGATCGCGTCATCTTCATGCGTGCCGGTTACCCGCATGAGTGCGCCCAGCCTACTGAACAATTCCGGCGAAAATTTAAGAGGGTCTTATGAGCGTTAAGTTATCCGCATACGTCTGGGATGGTTGCGCTGCTGCCGGTTTGAAAATATCGGCGGTGGCCATCATGGCGCGCCTCGCTGACTTCAGTTCTGACGAAGGCCTGTGCTGGCCGTCGATTACCACCATTGCTCGTCAGTTGGGCGCCGGTGAAAGCACTGTGCGCACTACGCTGGGCAAACTTGAGGCTGACGGCTGGATCACCAGCACTCAGCGCCGTAAGGGAAACCGCAACACGTCGAACATGTACCAGCTGAATATTGCGAAGCTTCGTGCTGCCGCTCAACCGTCAGATTCTGACGCATCAAAATCTGACACCTCAAATTCTGACCGGTCAAAATCCGACGCATCAAAATCCAACACGAATACCGGTTTTCACCCGTCAGAATCTGGGGGGGATCCGTTAGTAAATTCAAAACAAGATCCATCAGATATAAAACCCCTTTGTCAGCCTGCTGCGCAGACCGACGCCGAGGTTGAAATTACTGATCAGGCTAAACAGGTTCTGAACTACCTGAATCAGACCACCGGCTCACGTTATCAGGTCAGCAAATCCTCATTGGATAACATCCGCGCCAGACTGCGTGAAGGCTTCACCCCTGAAGAACAGCAACTGACCGTTGATTACATGCATGCCAAATGGGGCGGCGATCTGGAAATGGCCGAGTATCTGCGCCCGTCCACGCTGTTCCAGCCTTCCAAGTTCCCGGGTTATCTCGAAGGTGCCAATGCTTGGAATCGTGCTGGCCGCCCAGCCCGCAAAAACGGGAAGTGGGACCGCGGCGAAGTGGCCGTTGATACCTCTGAACGTGATTCAGCTTATCGCCGGTTTATCAGCGGTGTTGCGGCGAGCAAAGCCCCAAGTGATTTGGAAAAACTGGTCTGTACCGAGGCAAGTAAAGCCAGTGTGCGTGGCATGCGCAGTGATTTCGCGATCAGCACCTGGAATCGCATCTGGAAAGAATGTGCTCAGCGCCGGCAGCAGGGGAAATCTGCATGAAAAAAAACCATCAGCAATTAGTCATAGTAGGGCTCATGCGTGATCGCACTCCGCGCACCTGCTCGGATAATGAAGGATCGTTAATCGAATATGCCGGTTTTATTCCGTCAGGGCATTCGATGTCATCTACGATTAATACGATCAGCAAAAAGCCTCAGTTCCACATTGTTACTGGGCCTCGTGCCGGGAAGAAAACATATTCACTGAGCGAAGAGCCAAAACAAGTCGTAGAACCGACGGCCGAAAAATCGGATATAGCCCCAGTGAAAACACTGGCTGAAATCAGTGCTGAGTTTGAACACAACCTATGGGCAGTACTTCTGGGCAGGGGGTTGGTATGAATAACGATTTGGGGCAGTTCAGCGAAGGAAGGTTGGAAGAGTTGCTTTCAATGGCCAAAGCAACTTCATACGGAAATGGTTTATTTGATGTTCAAGAAATCATCCCACTTTTACGCATAGCAATAGCAGCAAAGCAGGCCAAGCCTGATTATTACGTCATTAGTCGGCCGCTCACAGATGGATATAACTCTACGTTTAAACTTGATGTTTATTTGGAAGAAGTTGATGCCATCAAATGCAAAAACGCCCACGGCGGAGTAATTATCCCTGTCTACACCACACCACCAATGAACCACGGCGAGAAAATTAATTTATCGGCGATTCCTGAAGAGCTGGGCCTATACCTTGAAGTGAGACCTAGGTTTTATAAGAAATTCAATGTGGTTTACCGGGACGAAAACAAAGTATGCGGTTATGCCCTACATACGGGGCGCTGGTCATGTTTTCAAACTAAAAACTTCGATCAAAACTTCCGTATCGCCCCTAAATCGGAGGCGCTATGAGTTATCAACTGATTTATGCAGATCCTGCCTGGCAGTATTCCAACAAGATAAGTAACGGCGCGGCGGGTGGCCACTACAGCACTATGGCGGTTGAGGAAATGAAGCGTCTTCCGGTCTGGTCTATTGCAGATGAAAACGCAGTTCTGGCGATGTGGTACACCGGCAACTTTGCTTCAGAAGCAGTTGAGCTGGCGCATGCATGGGGCTTCAAGGTGAAAACCATGAAGGGATTTACGTGGGTAAAACTCTATGAGCAGGCACGTAGCCGTATAGAGCGTGCGCTGGCAGAACAGACCATGATCGATTTCGAAGACTTTATGGATACTTTGAACGTAGAAACGGTGATGAATGGCGGAAACTACACGCGCGGCAACACAGAAGATGTGTTGATCGCCGTTCGCGGGTCCGGTCTCGAGCGCCTGAACGCCAACATTAAGCAGGTTGTTTACAGTTGCCGCGGTGAGCACAGCGAAAAGCCAGCAGAGGTGCGTTTTCGCCTCGAAGAGCTTTACGGGCAAGTTTCACGCATCGAGCTTTTTAGCCGTGGAGAAGCTTCAGGCTGGCATCACTGGGGGAATGAAAACCCATTCAACGATATCGAGTTGGTACCGGCGAGCTTCACTACTATTCCTCCTATGCGGAACTCTCGCGTAAAAGTTTTGGCAGGCCACTATCAGGCACTGAGACCACTATCAGCTTCTAAACACCAGATCTCCGTTGGCATCGTTTACCTGCAGGAGGTGGCTGCGTGAACGAATTTCAGAAAATCTGGCTCTCTGCTTACAACGGCTGGCTGACAGCGGTCTCCCCTTCGGGGGAGCTACATCCCACTGATTACACCGCTGCGCGGGAACATGCCGATGCTGTACTGAGCAGCCTGGTTAAAGCTGGGGAGAGAGCTGAATGAGAGCGCTCTTAAAGCCATATCCACAGAGGGATTTGGGGATTGTGCTATTGCGGCCGCCAGGTGACATGCTGCAGCATTTCAGCGGCAAACGCCTGCTAATAACCGATGAACCGGCGGATCTGCGCGGGGCGGCGGACGGTTTGGTACCGGTGGAGGCTCAGCCACTATCGCGAGATCCACGCCTGTCTGGATTTCTGGCCTCAGAGCGGGTTATCAACCTGGTCGGCGGGTGGGGTGCGCTGACATTGTGGGTTAAGCGTAACCGAGGCTGCCAGTGCACTGATTTTGGTGGCCAATACCATCACCATGAACTGGTGCAGTCTCGCCGTGAGCGTGGTGTTGTATCTCTGTGTTGGACCCATGACAACGAATATCACGGAAAAGAATCGGTAAAACTCGATGCCGCAGCGCTGTCGAATACCACTGAATTTGTGACTGAGGCTATCCGCGAGCGTTCTCGATTATCCGCTGGACATCAACTGACCCTGCCGGAACTTTGCTGGTGGGCAACGAGTAAGGGGCTGGCGGCGCAACTGCCGGAGGAAATCATATGCGAAGCGCTTGGCATGAAATATCAGCCTCCAGGCACGCAGTTGAAAGAATTCGACATTAACCCCAGCGAACAAGATCCTCGGGCAGTGATGGTGAGCAATATCAAACCGGTGCTGGCGCTGGCCGTTGATCCGGAAACTCCAGAATCTTTCATGCTTCGCCCGAAGCGCCGCCGGTACGAAAACACGAAATACACTCAATGGGTAAAGCGCCAGCCGTGCTGTGCCTGTGGTAACGGGTCCGATGATCCGCACCACATCACCGGCAATGGATTTGGTGGAATGGCAACAAAAGCGCATGACCTGTTCGTGATCCCGCTGTGCAGACGGTGTCACGACTCACTTCATGCGAATACCCAGGATTGGGAAAACGAACACGGTACACAGGAACATCTGTTACTGACGACATTAGACCGCGCGCTGGCGATGGGTGTTATCGCTACCGGCAAAGCAAAATAAGTGTGGAGACAGCATGAACCTTGAAACGATTTTGAAGCATTTTTCCCCAAAAGGCTTATCCATCAGCGACAGTTCCCGCGCGACGGCCAGCGACGCACTTAACATCACCGATATTATGGCGGCGCTGGGGATGACACAAAGTGACGCGGAATTCGGCCTGCGCCTGTTCCTGGCAAAAGCCGGTATCAGCCAGCAGGATAGAACGATAGCGGTCGGCATGCTGACGCAGTACGCCAAACAGCACGCACCGAAGCATATCGGCAAAGTCGCAGGGAGGCGCATGGCTGAATGCCTACGCATTATGGCAAAAATGGCGTTTGAAGATTATGCGCGGTCGGCGGCGGCCACTTCTGATTGTCCGTGCTGCTCAGGCACCGGCTTCTTTAGAGAGAAGAGAACCTTCAGAAATCAGCAGGCAATCGACCGCCGTGAATATCTTGAGGCGCTGCCGGGCAATTTAGGCCTGCTTTACCGCAATGAAATGAAGTCCAAAACGGAAGGCGAAGAGATAGTTGATGTCATTTGCCAGCCGTGCAAAGGGAAGGGAACCATCTCAAATCGTTGCCGCTGTAATGGCACCGGCCGCGTGCGTGACCTGGAGAAATCAAACCTTCTCGGCGTTCCGGTCGATAAGACTTGTGAGCGGTGCGCGGGCAGGGGATTCAAACGGACACCAGGCACAACGGCCTACAAAGCGATTGTAGCGCTGCTGCCTGACCTGCAGGAAAGAACATGGAATCGAAATTGGCGACCGCTATATGAGTCGCTGGTGACCAAATGTGAGCAGGAAGAGAATCACGCTAATGCTGTATTCCAAAGAATCACCAGCAAATGAGCATTTTGTAAGCCCCACATAGCTAATGAAAATTTTCTCAATTTGGTATAGCCCCATTACGAACAAAACCTTTTCCGTGCCGGTCACAGTGGTTTCAAGAAATACAGCCAATGGGATACTGAAACAGGCAGGGTTAGAAGAGAAGATTTGAGCCCGCAATGCGGGCTTTTTTGTGTCTGTGACATCCAGCTTAAGATGATTATTCACTGGTAAAATTTAACTTAAGAGAATACTTTTGATGAGCCACATTTGTGACCTTAACTACACACAGGTATTACATGAAAAAAATATTCGCAATGCTTCTGGTAACCCT